GTAGGTGCCCACTTGCTGCCATCACCTTCAATACCATAGACCGAGGTACCCCCGACCTCAAGGTGGATATCATCTCTCCTCACATCCCACCCAAGTTCAGCAACCAACTCAGTTAGTGCTTCCTGTGTCCAACGAGTCATAATAAGCGTCCAGTTTAAGGTCAAGGTCTTCGATCACTCCACGGATTGCTACGATCCGAAGAGGGCAGCAGGTCTCATCATGAGTGAAACCTTTTTCTTCTTGGATCAGTGCCTGCATAACGGACACTGCCATCTCTGGTGAAAGTTGAAGGTCAATCATCGTCCAAATCTCCTATCCATTCTAAGTTTGATGTAATACATACCGATGACCCAGAGGGAGAACAATGCTCCCTCAGCATAGGTCATGGTGTTCCAAGCGTGTACTGCAGATTCCATCAGATGTCTCCTTGCTTACGGTGCTCAGAGTGCTCAACAGTGAACTCACCAGTCGGATAGCGAGCAGCAAGTTTGAGGGTATTCATGTAGATCACCTCATCCAGACGCACGTCGAGAGCAAGACATGCCTGAGCAACATACCACATGATATCACCCAGTTCTTTCTTCAGGTGTTCTTTGTTTGCATCGTCCCACGGTTTGCCTTGGAACTTGATCTTCTTGACGATCTCCATGAACTCACCAGATTCAGCAACAAGACCACTTGCAGCCGTATCAAGTCGGGCAACGTTACAACCAGCAGCGACCAACTCCGCCAGACGTTCTTTATAGTCTGCCGTAGTTTGCGAAGCGCGGGATGTGGTCTGGTCAACGAACGCGATGTACTTGTCGAGGTCCATCTCGATCTTTTCCGTTGACGCACCCCCCTCTTTACTACGAGCGGCAGCAGTACGCTCTTTGATCTTTTGTTTCGTTTGAAACGCATTGACCTTGGGATCATTAGCAACATCCTCAGCAGATTTCCAGGCATTTTCAGCAATACTCTCAGCAGTATCTTGCAGATCTTCCACCCGATCCTTTGCTTTGGAGTTCAACTCTTCTGCTGCCTTGGCGGCACCAGATGCAGAGTCCATTCCATCTTCGTTAATAAAGTTGTTGCTCATACTTTTAGTTCAGCGAATGTTTTGTTACGAGTGGGCAGTTCTACAATCTCATCTTGACCTGAATCGACCAAGTTTTGCTGAGATTGCTCACAATCATACAACCTCATCTTCGCTCTGTCAATACCCAGGACAAAGCGTTTGTTTACTGTTGGATCGTTATATCTATTCTTCAACTGCTTGACCATAATCTGACCCAAGTTCTCCATCTCTTCAGTAGAAATGAGAGCAACCATCAAGTCGGCAGTAGCAGGAAGACCGAAGGATTCACTGGTGTCTGTCAGTTCAACATCGGAGTTGCCGTAACCAGATCGTGTAGTTTGAGTAGCACTAACGATAGGCACGTTGAACTCACCAGCAAGACCACGGAGTTCTTCAGCGATTGACTTAACATAGGTGTACGAGTTAACGATAGTCCCCTTGTACCTAGAGGATGCACAAATATTAAGATAATCTATAAAGATAATGTGGGGTTTGAAACCTTTCTTAAGACTTAGTTCATTAAGCAATGCCTTGAAATGGTTGACGTGAGCAGAAGCAGTGGGGTATTCCTTGATCACAAGTTTACCCTGGGTCTTCTTATGCAGTGCGTCAATCTTAGTCTGGTATCTCTGCTTAGTGAACAGTGGATCGCTCAGGGTTTGGATGTTAACGTCGAGGAGGTTTGCGTCAACTCGTTCAGCAATCTTCTCCTCTGCCATTTCAAGTGTAATGTAGAGTACGTTGAACCCCTGCAAGAGGCAGGCACTAGCCATGTGGCACATGAATAGAGACTTGCCGACGCCCGTGCCAGCAAGAGCGATGTTGAGAGTCTTGTTAGGGAGACCACCTTTTGTAATCTTGTTGAAAAACTCAAGGTCGAATGGGATCTTTTCTTCCTTGCGGTGGTAATAGTCATAGCGGGCTTCTGCGTCTAGTAAGTAATCGTGTCCAACATGCTCATCAAAACAAACACCAAGGGCATCCGACATGATCGATGGGATAGCATCCTTGGTGCGTGTCTTGTCTTGTCCATCAGCAATCTTGATGGACTCCATTAGTGCCAGGTAAATGGCACGTTCCTTACACCACTTTTCAGTGGTATCCAACAACCAATCAGCATTGTATTGATCCGTATCAAGGTCATTTAAGAACTCACAGATCTCTTGGAATGATTGCTCAGAAACATCTTTCCTATCCTCCACTTCAATCTGAATGGCGGAGGGTTCGGGCAGACCAGAGTATTTATCAATGTAGTTTCTGATCTCGTCGAAGACGACTCGGAGTGTGTGCTCCTCAAAATATTCATCCTTGATGAACGGCAGCACCTTTCGGCAGTACACATCATCAAGGATGAGTTTACTCAGAATAATGGTCTCAATCTTCATTACTTGTAGTGCAGATAAGTTCCAATAATGTACTTGTCATTGCTCACAGGTTTGAGACCTGCATGGGGATACATCCAAGTGGGAGGGAAAAGCAATGCGGACCCTTCCTTGGGTTTGACCTTATAGTCCAGGTCTGGGAAGTGTGTTTCTCCTCCTTCCTCAACGTCGTTCAGATAGAAGAATAGCACAAGAAAGCGCCGAGCGGAGTCATGGTCACCAACATCTACATGATAGTCAAACCTGTCGTGGTTATTCGCCTCGTAGTGCTTGAGACGAATCTGCTCCAGAGTGTTTGCAGGTGGCCAATGGTATCTACAGTTTAGATCATTCATGTACTGTTCAGAGACCGTTCGGATTGCAACGATCAACTCATTGTGAATCTTCATCCACTCATGATCCTGTGCTTCCTCTGCCTCTTTGGTGATGTTCACCATGCTAAAGGAAGGTCGTCCCTCATGATCCCAATACTCTGCCAGGTCTTCACGTTCTTTGTAGATACGAATGATGTTCCGACAGATGTTTTTGTCGAGAGCATCATCGTATACTCGGATGTAATCCTTAAGATCCATACCCATACTCCTTTGCTGCACACTCATCGAGTGCTTGCATCACTTCGGGGGTGAAGTATTTTTCGGGATCAGCCAGTATAACAGAAGGATAAACGGAAGATTCCCCAACAACCACCCGATTACCCCGCCGCTCGAAGACTCCGTACTTCTCACCCAGTTCCAGTAGTCCATAATACTTGTCAAGTCCGCGTTCGTCATAGAAAAGACGTGTTTCAACAAGCGAGTTCTCCTTGGTTAGACGTGACTTTTGTGCTCGGCACTTAATGATATTACCAACAACTTCTTTGCCGTCTTTCTCCTTAGACTTAGAGAGGAAGATAATAGTAGAAGCAGCATACTTCAGACCACTGCCACCACCCATCTCTTTGGTAGGGACATATGCGCCCACCACATCATATGTATGGTTGGTAACCAGCATTGGGATGTTTGCTTTGCCCAACTTAAGAGTCAGCACACGGAAAATGGACTTAGTAACCTGTGCACGAGTCATGTCACGGGTTTCTTTACCTGCCTCAGCATCCTCAACCTCCTTGGTAGTGGAGAGCATACCAAGAGAGTCCAGCACAAACATGAGAGGTTTACGATCCTCTGCCTTCTGCTGTAGATATTTGTCAACCACTTTCAGAGACTGAGTACGGAACTCTTGAACAGTGGTTACGGGAACGATGATCATCCGTTTGGAATCAATGTTCCTCTCTTCAATCATCGACTTAGAAATGGCGGACTCAGACTCAAAATAAATGACTCCTGCATCAGGATCAGTTTCAAGGAAATGACGAACGATGCTAAGAGCAAAAAAAGTCTTCCCCGTGCTCGATTCTCCTGCCAAGGCAGTAATCTTATTGGAAGGCAAGCCTCCATAAATCGAACCACTAAGTAGGGCGTTGAACATATAACTGCCAGTGTCAACAAAGTTATTGACATCACCTGCAGCAACGCCATCAGCAACAACTGAAGCGTACTCATTTTCTAGGTCTTTGACTACATCAGTCAGAAATGACATGGGTATTTATTCTCCAAATAGAAAGTCGAGGGTTGCTTGGGGTTCAGGATGCCACCCCATAGTGTCAAGGATCACCTTGAGTGGGTCGAGAAAACTCTTCTCAAACTGTAGGTCATAGTCGATCTGTTTGTCAAGTCCAAACTCCTTCGGCAAGGTCTGGAAGAATGAGATAACGTTCTCATTGATCTTGTTTGGTTTCTTGAGGAAGATAAACTTGACCTTCTCCCCTTCCTGAATCAGGGGATACTTGTGTGTCAGTTTGTGCTTCTTGACGTAGTGGTTGTAGAGCAGAGCACCACGTACGTGGATGGGACAGGACTTGCCATAGATGGAATGAGGTGAACTGTTCTTTGCAATGTTATTACATCCACGAGGGAATGCAATCTCTTCCACAGGCATACGTTCAAACTCACTACGGAAGGTTGATACGAATGACTGCAGTTCATCTTCACTGCCACTCATCATAATCTTGAGGGCGTCCTTAATCTTGACACGGCAAGGTCCAGGGGTCGAAGACTTAACTGCTTCGATACCCATGATCTTGAGTTTGGGTTGTTCGTATCGGACACCTTCAATGTCCCATGCGTTGAGAATGTATCGCTTCTTGGCAGTCCAGATACCTTTGTCAGCGATAGTCTCACGCTTCATCTGCATCTTCTGATCATATGCGTTAACCCGCTTCGCCAACTCTTGATACGACGTTTCGATATACTCTTCAATCTTGCCTTCGCAAGCTTTATCGATAAAGTCAACGATCTGCCCTTTATTATGTACTCGTTCGCCAAATATATTAGCAACAAGTGGACCAAGATGTAGATAGATAGAATCGG